GCCCATTAATGATGATGCGGCATTACCAACCGAACCTGGCAATTCACCAAATTTATTTCCAACATCAGCCATTTTCTCCCCAACCCCGCTGAATGCTTTTTTGGTTTGGTTTGCAAAACGGGATATACTCGATTCGGCTTTGTCTACTTGTTTGGTGTCAACCTTAACCTCAACTGTTATTTCTTCTGCCATGACTTTAATGTTCTTTTAATGTGTTTTGATGTTTGCTTCCAAGTTTGCTTGTACTGGTATTTCCCTTTGGCGATTTCCACCGTATCGGATACCCCATACCATTCTTGTGATTGCAATAATTGGATTATTTGTGTTATCATTTTTTCAATACTAAAAAGTTAGCGGATAAAATTGAAATAGTGTGTGAACCACCCGTTTTTGGCTTCCATCGGAATGTAACTTCATCCGTTGGCGAAAGGTCAAGAATCGTTGTCATGTTTGCCGTTCCAAAGTCGGAAGAAAACGCATCGTATCCCGTTGTTTGGATTCCGTTTACCAAGATTGCAAATGTGGTGTGTTTGTTACCACTTTGTCCAATCTCTGCCATTGCACTGAATTGGTATTGTCCACCATCAGTACACACATACTTTGCAAGGGGCATACTTGCCGTTATGTTATCAACATATCCAATTGATTCTTGGTGTTCCATTGGAATTGTCTGCCATATAGTTGAATCCGTTGTGGATGGGATTGTAGCATCACGATACATGGTTATTTGGTTAAACTGCAAAATCCCTTGGATATTATCCACTTGCTGAACCAAACTGAACACATTGTTTTTGTTGTAATCTTGGTCTTGGTTCGTATCCAAATAATCTTGCCCGTTGAACTTGTACGAATTCATGATGCCCTTTGCAACCGAATAATCTTTCAGGTAAGTTTGACCAAATACGGTTTCAGTTGGGTTGGTGAAATCGGGCTTTTGTCCAGTGGTGTTGAATTTCAAAATGTCAACATCGGGATAGGTCACCAATTCCAAGTTGGCTTGTTCGGTCAACATATCATATTGAATTGATTGCAATTTGTAGTAATTTGATGAAATGGCGATGGTATCGTTCAATTGAAGGTTCAACCACTCGCCTACTGGTAGGATTGCAGTCATTTTAACCACCCTTGATTGCGTTGAATACATACGGGATAGGTATTCATTCCAATACATCAAATACATCGTGTTTACGGGGGCATCGCCACGGGGTGACAATTCCAATCCGAATGCGTTTGAGTAATTTGTTTTTAATGTTGGATATTCTGAATAAACCGACATCAATGGCATCACATATTGCGTTACTCCTTCAAAAAACCATGTGTCCGAAACCGATTGTTTGCCCCCATAATAAAACAAGGTATAATCTTGTTGCACTGGCTTCGCATCTTGGTCCATAAATACTGGCACAAACAATTCAGTGTTTCTAACAAATTGACCATTGGCATTTACTTCACGCATTGGCGATGGGCAAATAACATTGAATGGGGTTTCAACATTAAACTCATCAGTTGGGTAGTCAATCACGGGAATAAACTTTGAACTCCCAAATTCTCTTTTGTTGATTTGCTTGTAGTATGCATTCGCCAAACAAGTTGATTCCTGATGGGTGAATGATACATGGCGTGGAATTGGGATTTTATCGTGTTGAATGTCCTTGGTATCAACCCATTGTGTCCAATTTCGTGTTGTTCCAAGTGCCAACCAATCTTGTAGGTTGTGAATCTCAATTTCGGTTTCACTTACGGGCAACAAAATACAATTAAAACCTTGTAAAACACCATTTACGAAGTCCTTGATGGGTTTTTGTGGCATAGCATCACCCATGTCTACCAAATTGTTATTAATGCCTTGTGGGGCTTTTGTACACTTGAAGGTGATTGATGATGTTGACCATGTCCCCGTTGCACTATATTTTACCGATACTACATCCATAGTTTTCAAAAAGTAATTGAATACGATGGTTGCACCTGGTAAACCAAACCCACTTGTGAATGCTCCCGTTGCGGGTGCGTATATTTTACGCCCATTTACAAAAAATGCAAATTGAATTTGTTGCAGTGGAACTCCTGGGGCGGTTATATTGGTTAAAAACACTGTGAACTGATAATTACCCGTACGATTAACTGTGTAATCTCCCGTAACCACATCATAGTTCCCCGATGGGTTATTAACTACCGAACTAAATACTATTGAACCAAAACTTAACGATGCAAAAATACTTCCTGAAAATGATTTTGGTGCTACAAACGCTTCACATTTACCCGTTGCCACATACTCGGGATCGTACAACGGACCAGCAGTTTGCATGGGCAAAATGTACAAATCATCCATTTCAGGGCGTGTTAAAAACGAACCACTCAATGTCAAATTGATTTCGCTGAATACGGTTGTAAGCATTGCCCGTAATCTAATCGCGGGGCGTAGGTCATCAACTTCAACCCCATTGGCTTGGTATATGTTTCCATTTACGCCCAATGTTTTTGAATAACGCCATCCTTGATTGTAATCGGCTATGGGATAAAGAATGTCACCACCTGACAAAGTTTGATTCCATGAATTAATAACCGCAGTTGAATTTATTGTGTTATCGTATGCACTCCAATCCACTTCGTTCATTAAGGTTTCACCCCATTTGTCCAAAATCTTTTTAGTAGCACCATAGAAAATAATGTTGTAAAGTTGTGGTAATCCGTCTTGGAATTTGCATCCTATCAATTCAACCCTGCCTTCAAACACGGGCAAACCATGGATGAAGATTGTGCCATCCTTTCCCAAATTGGGATTCCATGCACCCATCACCAAGTTTTCATCAAACCAGTTGGCAAATATGGCGTTGTTTGTTTCGGATGCGGGGATTTGAAAATCCTTGGTGTAATCAGTCCACACTGTGGAAAGGTTCATCAAGTCCTTTAACTGCCTTGTAAGTGGTATGGATTCATCGTTGAATAGGTCAACGGGTGTTCCGTCAATTTGTAAACTGAACCTTATCATCGTACCATTTTATTAATCTTCGGTTGGTTGTACTCCAATTGGATTGTGTACAAAATCAACTTTTCGTTTACCCTTGTTTTGCGTTCGTAATTGGTATCCATAACTTTTGCAGATAGCACATCAGTACCATCCAACACCAAGATGTTTGTGGAATAAAACATTTGTTCAACCACCTCAACATCATTCTCACTTATCCAATCCGTGTTCACTGTCATGGTTTCAACTGAATTGGTCAAATAGGGCGTTGTGATTTGGACACCATATGTCCACGCTTGTGCCATATCCGTTTGTTTGAATATGGGTTGTTCGTACTTTTCTTTGGTTACTGAATACGACGATTTGTAAACGCCATTGAAAAGGAAGGAATCATACACCCCGTATTTGTTCAAGAATAACACATCTTGTTGCCCGTACTTATTTTGGCAAACAAAATCCACGGGAATCACAATGTCATCGCCTGACTTTACAAATGTAATATTGATGTCTGCACCCCATGTACCACCCGCAGTGATTAATTGTTTCAATTCAATACCTTGGATGAGTTGATCCGAACCAGTCACCGTGTTTGGTGTAATGGTTGCAGTTCCACACACAATGGATGTAATCACACTGGCATCATACCAAAGGTATGCACTTGGAGTTGCCGTGGTCAATGTAACCTTTGATTTGTCGGTGAATACATATTTGGTTGGATAACCTTGGTTAAATCCTTCCGCAGTGTAAGCATATCCCGCAGATGCCAAACCAACATTACTTGTAACATAACTTGTGTATGTCCATACTCCCGAAACCTGGTAAGCCCCACGAACCTTTACCGCAAATCGCTTTGCCCCGCTTCCGATATTTGGTTTGTAAGTTCCGTTGATTAAAAAATCACGAGTAACTTCTTGTTGCACCAATTTGTGGATGTCAATCCATCCACGCCCACTTCCGTATTGGTCGGGCTTTCGGTTGATTGTCCAATTTGGCGAAGCGGGTAATGTTGCCGTACCACTCCATACAAATACTTGGCATTCGTAATAGAATTTATCGGATGCGTAAAGACCATCATAAAATTGGTACATTATAGGGGAATTACACCCAACTATTGATTCGGGTTGTTGATTGAATATCATCGCTTAAATCGGTTTTTAATATCTTGTGCCATGGCTTTTGTCAACGCCTTGTTAAACTTGGGTAGTATCTCAGTTCGTGACATTTGTACAAACGGGAATGGTTCAATGCCAAAGTGTTTAATTTTTCTATTCATCATAAAACGCATGGATTCCGCAGTTGCTTTTGATTTGAATTTACCAGTTGACAAATCACGGGGTTGTATGCGTTTCATCTTTGTCCAATTACGCATTGATTCAAGTGGGATTCCCTTTCCTGGCTTTCTGCCATTCTGCACATAGTCCGCAGTTTTGTTCATGGTGATTCCCAAGGTCATTCCTTGCGGGTTTGGTTGGATGGAATTTACCAATTGCCCACTTGCTACATAGTTACCACGGAAGGTTTTTTTGGTAACTGAAATGGGTGTCCAACCTTCGCCAACCTTTTTCCACTTGGCACGGATGGATGTTCTTGGTCGTTTTACTTCCAATAATAGCCGTGCAGTCACTGCCCACTTTTGGGAGTATTCCGCAACAACCGCTTCACTATTCTTAAACGCAATCGCCATCAGTCACCCAAGGGTTAATTACTTCAATGCCAAGCGTAATTTGATATCCCGCCAATACCGAATCCATAGTTTCAATAAATGGTTGGAAGGTAATCGGGCGAATGTATTTTACTTGGTTAAAATAATCTTGTTCAGTACGCCACAAGCCCTTTGCAAATCTCACATACAAATCTTGAAGGATGTTACCATAGTTTTGATTCTCGGTGTACCCGTATTCCGAGTATTCGGTTATCAAGTTTTGTTGCTCATTCTCCGTTTTAAGGTAGTTCACACGATCCGCCACCATGATGTTCATTTGGATGGTTGCCACCTGGTCGGTCAACGCCACGGATTGAATTGAACAGTGCATTAATGGGAACACTAAAAACGCTTTGAAATCCAATTCGGTCAATGTACCATGGGAATAATTCCAACCTTCCTGATTGGCAATATCCTTCATTAACTCGAATGCCGTGCCTATGTGATTATTGTTCATTTTTTTCTAATTGCTTTTTGTTCCATCTTCGCAATGTCACTTTCGTAAGCGGTCCACATGAGAGCGGTTTGAATGGGCTTTGTATACACATTGTCAAGGTTGAGGAAATTTCGGTTAGCAAGTCGGTAGACCATTCCAAACCATCCCCATTTTTTGGTAAGGCGTATTTCATCGCCACTTCCCCCTTCCTCACCATCCGCAAATACTTCTGGAAAGAATTCAATAAGTCGATTCCTAAACTCCAAAAAAAAAGCAACGCACCAAATGCAGTGTTGGCATCAATGTCCTTGAATGCCGTGTTTAATTCAGCATTGTAAGCCATGATTTCGTATCTTCCATTCTGCCCTTTTTTGGTGATGGGGCGATACAACACCGACAACACTTTCCAAAGGTCGTTTGGTTCTTTGCAGTAATTTTCGATGTCGATAAATTCCCCCGTTGTGAGTTCGTCAAAGTTTGGTATGAAGCCGTATTCAACACCCTTGAATTCAAATCGTGGTGTGAAGGTTGGTTTTGATTCCAACATGGTGGTGATTTTTTCCACGCAATACTTCAAAGTATCAAATGGGATATTCTTCACCTCCGTCATGGTCAAGTCACAAAAGATTGCCACCGCTTCCAACTGCCTTGATACATCATCCATTTCGGGTTTTAACCCGTTGTATGTTATCATTTGATGCAACTTTACATCACGCAGTTCGGTAGGTACAATTATCTTTTTGTTTTCAATCATATACCTATAAAACGCCAAAAACTACGATTGTTTTGAGCCAAAAAAAGGGCATCACTGCCCTTCTTCTGTATGGATGAAAACATGATTACTTTATTGACTGGGCTTTTGCCATTTTATCTGATTGCTTGTAATAATCTTGTGTTGCAACTTGGTCAATTGCATCTATCTTTTTGATAATGGCATCATCCCCCAATTGTTTTGCAATGGCTTTGAATTTATCACTTAAAGAAATACGCTTGTCACAATTTACAACGGCTTTCTGAACTAATTGAATATACTGGGAAATCAACTTGCTTTGCGCTTGTTCAATTTTGGCATATTCATCCGCAAGGGCTTTGACTTCGTCAACAATACCCAATTTGATTTCAACTGATTTTAACTGCATACCAATAAAACGGATTTATCAATCAGTGTTGCAAAAACATTCAAACGATGGGTCCGAATCCCACAACCCAAGTTGCGATTGTGCCTTGTCTTTGAGTTGCTGATAACTGATTTCTTTTTTGAATGTGCTTCCACTTTCTGTTTTGTGTTTAATCCACCAATCAAACAATTCAGGTTTCTCCTTGGCTATAATTGCCAACTTGCCTTTGCCTTTTAAGAAACACCCATCGCAATTCCCGTATGGCTCATTCACACCTAAATCAAATGGTTGTTGTTTCCACCATGCCAATACATCGGCTTTGGTTGTTTTCCATTTTACCAATGGTAATTCAACATCAAATTCAGAATCTTTGATTTTGTTCCACCTCCTTGGTTCATCATATCTGATTCCATTGAATGATGTGTAATCAGTAACCCCAATGGATTTTAAATACCTCCGCAATGTATCAATCTTCATAAAGGTTGTGCAGTATCTCAATCTTTGGTTGGGCAGGAATTGTTTTTTGTGTGCAATTACTTCGTCAAATGGTCTACCATTCCGTGATGCGGTTTCGTATGTCACCACCTCAAAATTGTTCCCAAATCTATATTCCAACCAAACTATGTTCAAGTTCCAACGCTTATCACATTCATTGATGAAATCAAGTGTTTGTGGCATCTCCTTCCCAGTGTTCTGAAAAGTCACAAGATATTCACCACCTTCATCAATTAGGCGTTTGGTCATGTATGCGGATGTTCTTCCACCACTGAAATTTATCACATTCATACCAACCTTTCGTGTAAGATTGTGTGAACCTTTGCATGGTATCGCTGCATCTCCTTATCGGTCTGCAAAATGTTGTTGAATTCCTTAACAGATGAAATGATTGTTGAGTGATCCAAATGCGAAATACAACCTATTTGTGTGAATGTCATTCCCATCCGTTTACGGCATATGTGGTTAAACATATGACGGGCATACAATGCTTTGCGTTTTCTTGACTTGGCAATGATTTGGTCGGGTGTCATGTCCATCACTTCACAAATAACCCGTAACACTTCACCCCATGTTGTGGGGTTGTCATTGATATTGGTTTTAGGTTGTACAATTTCTTGTTTGAGCAATCGCAGTTCACGGTCATGTTGTACCTTGTTTTCAACGATGAGTAATCGTAACCGCTTTATTTCTTGTTTCAGGTTGTGAACTTCCTGATAATGGCTAACTGTCATTTGTCACCCCCTTCGGTTAGTTTGATGAATCCCGTGTTTTGGTTTGCCCCAGTGATACGGATAAAATCAACTTCAACCTTTGCTGAATTGATAATCACTTGACCTACATCAGCCATTGCCTTTGCCGTTTCAATGTCGATTTCCCCATCTTTTAAGCGTTCTAACACTTCGAATAAGTGATCCCGTAAATCGTTAATCTTGTTTCTTGCCATGTTTGTTTATGTATTTTATGATTTCTCTTTTGATATTAATTGCATCTTTAATGTCTTGTGGGTATTTCATTGGGTGATGTTTCAACATATGGTGAACTTTATCGACCAACTCCAAATTGTCAATGTCAAAATTCCGATTGTTGCCATCCTTAAATATAACCAATTTGAATGGTGGGATTTTCCCGTTGTGTTGTTCCCAAATTACGCGGTGCAACTTCTTGTACCCTTCTTCCGTTTTAATCGTTATATAACCCTTACAAGTGCTTAAATGCCCTATTGGTTTAATGTTATGTGGGATTTGTCCTTTCTTGAATCGTGTTTCAACGCCATTCGTCATTACTCCCTTAGTTCCTTTGCACCAACTCGTTTGACCTTTCTTGTATTTTGGCAAATGCTGATGGGCTTTGTTCTTCAAATAATCTTCCATGTATGCTTCGCTTTTCTTCAATCCGTTCTTACACGCTATGTTTCTAATGACATAAAGTGTGCAGTTGAATTTAGTCGCAAGGTCTTTGTTGGGAGTGTTTGGAAATAATGCCCGTAGTTCATCCATTTCGGATTCCGTCCATGTTTTTGTCATGTGGCGAATATACAAAACCCACACGAAATAAACAATTTATTTAATTGAATACACTCCGTAATTTGATTTGATACCCAAAGCCATCATTTCATGGTATCTAAACGCATCAATTCCGTGGTCAGTGCCAATCGGTGTATTCATTGTACGCCCTTGGGCATCCGTATCCCAACAATAGTTGCGTAGTTCTTTAATTAGGTTGGTTGATGTCGATGTAACCAAATAGGATTGTGATTGCATTATTTGGATTCCGTAGTTGATGGAATCCTTTCCCTTGGTTACGCCCTTGATTCTAATTCCGTATCTGCGTATTTCATCAATTGATTTTGGTTCTGCACTATCCGCATACACTGGCACAAAGTTGGGCAATGCCTTTGCAATATCTGAATTAAGCATCCCCGTGCGATATGCGACCTCATCAACGATTCGTTGGCCATTGTACTCATATACGGCTACAATTGCCGTAGGGTCGTTTGTATAACCGAAATCCACACCACAACCAAGTAACCTTGCATCATCGGGAATCTTGTCAATGGTTTGCCAATTGGAAAAGATAACCCCTTGAAGGTTTCCAATCTCACCAAGCCCATATACTTTCCACCAATTACGCCAATAGTTGCTTGTTTCAGCCCTATCCCTTGCTTTTTCAATTTCCGCCACAATGGATTTGTCCAACGCTTCGTTGTCTTTGTAGGTAAGTACAATCATTTCCGCATCAGGGTCGTTTACCAATTCGCTATCCACCCAAAACTCCGCCACTGGGTTGTAATCCAAATAAATAAATTTACGGGTACGGATTGCCATTTGGTAGTACGATTCCCAATCTATGTTGTTGCACTCGTTTACAAAAAGAACATCACGCCTTGCACCCCTCAACTTTTGCGGTTGGTCTGCCGAAAAGAATTCAATGTAACTGTCATTTGAGAATGTGTAGGTGAGTGAAGATTTATTCCACTTGTTTGGGTCATACATTCCCACCATGTCCATGATTTTGAGGAAGTCACGGATTGCACCCCTTCGCAAATGCGGGATGGTTTCCGATACCACGCTAATTTCACACTTTGGGTTTTGCACCGCGTATGTAATAAGCATGGGAATAATACTGAATGTTTTTGAACTGGATGTTCCTCCACGAACTATCCGCACTCTTTTTCGGAGTTGGGCAATTTTCTTTTGGGCAGTCGTGGTTTGAAGCATTATTTCACATCCAAGTCAATACCATTGAAGATTGGCTTTTCAGTGGTGACATCAATTTGTTGGGTGGGCATACCAAAGCCCGAATCCATCAATTGTTTGTACGCACCGACATCGCCCTTCCTTGCCTTGTGTATCATCGCCAAGGTTATCAAATCTTCTTGGGATAGTTTTTCTAATTCCCCCGTGATGGGGTTTTTGCTTTCTTGCATTACCTCCAACCACTTCCGTGCTATGGTGCTTCGGTTCTTGCTTCCCTTTGGTCTGCCATTGGGGTTGGCATTGTTTCCAGGTGGGAACGGGGTTAAGTTGTCTAATTTGTCTGCCATAAAATCACGATTTTTCCACGATTAATCATTTGGTAGTAAAGGGATAGGCATCCACATATATGGTGCATTGATTGGTGAATCATCATGTGCCAAATACCATTGCCCGTCTAAAATATAGGCAACCTCTTTGGTGTCAATTAATACCCACACTTGGTCATGTGGTATGGTGTCGCGGGTTTCTCTCCATGCTTTCATAATTTTCTTTATCTTTGTTGTAAATATAAGCGGGGTTAGTGTAGTGGTAACACATCAAGCATCCAGTTTGAAATCGGCGTTCGATTCGACCACCCTGCTCAAAGTTCGTTCTTTCAATGTGATTTTTTTGCCTTTGTACATACCCGCGCCCATTTCGTCTATTTTGCTAAATGGTAAAATAGGTACTGTGATTTGACAAGTTTTGTCAATTAGGTAAATGTAACGCAATTGCCACCCTTCTAATTTTTTTAATTGTTGCCAATATACTTTTTCGTTTGGTCTATGCGCTGAAAAAGTAACTTGTGAAAATACTTCACCCGTCTTTGTATCAATTCTTTGTCCCGTGTTTTGTTTAATGCTTGTTAAAACAAAACCACTTGCCCTATATATTGTGCCATCTCCACATTGTGTGCCATCGCTAAATGATAAAATCCATTTGATGTGCGGAGCGTTCTTTTTGATTAACTTGATACTAATTGCGATGCACCTGGATTCGGAATACTTTGGCAAATACTCATCAAATGCCATTCGGTTTAGTTCCAACATTTCATTCCATTTGGTATTGCTTACCATTGTTAACACTTTCCTTTTATCCATGGGGCTTCCATAACTCATTACCCCGTGCAAATTGCCATCTAAAAAACACCCAAAGTGCAATGTGCTATTTGGTACAACTTTGCCACTGTAATGGTTTTTCTTTACAAATGCATTTGCAATGGATGATGGTATAACCTTAACGATTATTTCTTTTGCTCTGCCCATTGCATGATAATTAAGTAAAGCGCATTACCATTTGAATTTTCGTTACCTAATGTTTCCATGTATTTGTATTCCTCAGTTAACTTAATATCCGCAATGGCGTTTTTAATTTGTGTGGCTTGCTCATCTGCAAGTGTGAAAGTCATTTGTTGGAACGGGCTTTTGTCACCATCCGCCAAACTAAAATCTTCACCAAATTGTTCTGGATCCAACATCTTTGGAACATCCAATGCCCAATCAACTAATTCCTTATACTCCCAATCATTTGCCAAGGCATCCCAATCCCATTCACCAAATCCAACATTGTCCTTTATTAAAAATTCCCGTTGTTGTTCTTCAGTTAAGTTTTCCGCCTTGATAATGGGTATTTCTTTGATGCCGATTTCCTGAATGGCTTTCCATCTCATGTTACCGCCCAGAATCATCATTTCATTATTCACAACAATTGGGCGTATCTCCAACATTTCGGGAAAGTCCTTGATTGATTGTACTAACTTTTTGAATTTATCATCCTTCAAAATCCTTGGATTGTTTTCGTTTGGGATGATGTCTTTTGTTTTAACCCATTCTATGTTCATTTGTTCATTTTTATTTGGTGTGTGATGATTAAAAAATCCATGTGTTGTTTCTTGTCACCCATTGCAATATGGTGCTTTCTGCAAAGTGCCATCAAGTTTTCTATGGTGTCTTTAGTTTTTGTGCCACCCATTCCGCGTGGATGAATATGATGGATGTCAACCGCCTGGCTTCCACAAACTTCGCATGGAATAAAATCGGATGTGTCATACCCGAAATAGTTCATGTAGATTTTAGTGTGGGGTTTCATTCAGTTGCCTAATTTGTTTTAACCATTCGCCCCATCGTTCACGATCCGCAAACCTTACTTTGCACTTATCACAAATATAAATCAAATTGGAATCGATGTGTGGTCCAGTGGGGTTGATTTTTTCTTCTGTGCTTACTTTATAGTGGTCACAAACTTCACACTCATTCTTGCACTTGATAAGTTTCATACACTTGTGTCAACTCGTTAATCATGGTTTGCCATGCCTTTGGGTTGCAAGTACACGGCTTGTAAATTCTTTTGCTTTGGAATATCCTTGACCACATTTCCGCAATCTTGGTTGCTTCTGTTGGGCTTAATGTCGTTGAATTTACTGATTTGAAATGTGTAAACCAATCATACTCCCCTTCCGTCATGCACAATGGCTTTCTGTTTGGGAATATCTTATTCAATTTGTGTTTACGGGCATCGCATCCGCAATCTTCCCCCGCCACAAACTTGGTTAAAAATTCAATCCCCGTGGCCTTCGTTACCTTCTGAATCATATCCCCCACCCCTATGGATGGTCGTGATTCGGTAAACTGTTTCCGTGTGTCTTTTTTCTTCTGCATATATCTTGTATTTGTTTTGTGTCCTTTGTTTGATAAATTGTTTGGCGTTTTTTATGGAGTTAAATACCGAATGTGTTGGAATCCCCGTGCGTTTTTCAATCTCCCTCATGCTATGCCCATACACGAAATGTAACTCCAATAACATTTGGTCATAGTCGCGGAGTTCGTCAATTGCGTTCTTAACCTCACCCATCAAATCAGAATGTGCCATTTCAGCCATTTCGGGGCTTTCTACGGGGACAAAATGGTCTTGGTGGGGTATTGTGTTCTTTTGGCTTCGTTTGATGTCCATAAACGCATTGTGAAGCATCTTGAAAAGATAAATGGTGTTGATTGTTCCGTGGTGATTTGTCAGTCGTGTAAAATCTCCTTCCGCCAATTGTATTTCTGCCAACTTCAAGTACATTGATTGTACCATGTCATCCGATTCATCACCCGTTGCCCCAAGATATTTGGCAATCTTCAACCATTCGTTGTGCCTTTTCGCTATGGCTTCAAGTGTTACCAATGTAGTTTTCTATTTGTTCCTTGAATTCGTCAAACGAATATACCACTACATAATGGTAATTCATTTTTGTTACCAATGCTTGCCATTCTTTTTGATGTACTGATTGTTTATTCGGTTTAATTTTGAGTTCAATGAATAACCCGTGGTGTGTTTTGTTAGGTATAAATAACACAAGGTCGGACACCCCTGGCAATACTCCTTCGGCTTTTAATCTTTGAGCCGTTCGCAAATCGCGTGATCCTCCGTTGGGAACATGAATCAAATGGTTTGCCCATTGGCGGTATGCCAACCGAAACCACTTCACGCAATTGACTTGTAAACGGCTTTCAAGATGTTTCATTCCGCATCAAGGTACAATGACTTGGCTTTTGTAAAACCCGCATTGTATGCCATTTGTTGGTCCATTTGTTCTAATCGTTTCAGGTGGTGAATAACTTCAGGTCCTGGTACTGCCGTGGGGTGGTTCTCTTCCAACCACTCAACGAATCTTTCTATTGGTGTTTTCATATTTCTTCTCCGTAAACTTCTTGGTAGTATTCTTGACCATTTTCAAAATCATCTCCCGTTTTGCGTGAATAGTGGTAATTGTAATCACCATCATCAAACGCTTTGGCAATTTCAATTTGGTTCATAATTTCGGCTAACTTCAATTGCTTTGTAGTTATCATTCCTTCGTTGTTGTAAAACTGCTGAAACAACCATTGTACTGATGTTTGTTGTTTATTGTTTGTCATTGCTCACCTCCTCCGTAGGTTTCGTTGTAGTATTGTTCACCAGTTATTGGTAGTATACTTTCAGGATAATCAATTCCATGAACTGTTCCTTTGTTGTATGCAGTTTCAATTCTT